CGCCAAGGACCTCGGTGCTCAGGGTCACAATGACCTCCGAGCCTGCCTGCTTTTGCTCGGTCATGGTCACACCTCGAGCAGTGAGGAGCGCGTGGTGACCCCTTCCGGCGCGATTAACTTACCGGGGCGCCGCTGGTAGTAGCGCTTAGGGTGGCCATCGATCTCGGCTTGATGATAGTGCCCGTTTTGCATTATCTCTCGCATCTGCGCCGCGACCGCGGCGCGCACGCGATAGACTTGTCCGTGCGAGTACTGCACGCCGTCGAGCATGATGCACGCAGAGTGTTTGGCAAGGTCAATATAGATTTCCTCATCGCCTTCCCGCACCCCGGCCTCTTGCTCGATCCTTTTGCGTAACGTCTTGCGCAGTTCTTCTTTCTTATCCTTGCGCTGCTTAGCGCGTACCTCGCGGCGGATTTCTTCCTCGATTTGCCGGCGTTCGGCCTTGGACAGGTCACCGCCCTCGATCAGGTCGAGTTCACCGCGGAGAAAGTCATTCTCCTTTTTCAGCGTATCGGCTGGGGCCTCGGCCTTGACGGCCTTGGGCTTCTTGCCCGCCCGCACCTTTGACATGCGCGCGTTGATCGCCGCTTGCACTTCGGCGCTACGTTCTGCTTTGTCAGCTTCCTTGCTCATTGGCTCACCTTTCTATCTGATCATGAGTGCGTCCAGCTTGTTGCCGCCGGATAGTTGGTGAATGTACCGCTGCCCGCGATTGCCAATCCCGATACCAGGACCGGCCAACCGTTTGCATCCACCCCGACCCAGTCCCCCGGGATCAACCTAAGGACACCCCGGTTAGGGATAATCAACTGCCCGTTTTGCATAAATGCGCCCGGAAACGGTCCTGCACTTGCCGCTGCTTGGTGGCGAGGCGGTGTCAGGAGCGGGTTCGGGGCTTGGCCGGCAGTAGCTCCGACAAGGAAGCCGCCGCCTGCCGATTGGACCGCGCCATCATCCAGGATTGCCGCGGCAATGGTGGCGATATCCGCCACCGTCTGCCCCGGGAACCATTGCAGTGCCGTGAGCGTGGTCGTGCCGTTGGTGCCGAGTGTCTTAGTGGCCATTGCATCCCTCTTACTGGAAGCACCACCACGCGACGGTCGCGGTATTCGAGCCGCCGAATGCCACGTTGGTGCCGCTGATCAGAGTAATGACAAGCTGCGGCGCGGTTGCCGCCACCACTACCGAGCCGACGCCGATACCGGCGGTGCCACCGGAGCCGACCACCGATGCCAAACAGAGCGCGCCGGCGTTGATGTTAGGGTCGGTGATGTTGACGGTTGCCGGCGCGTTGATGGCGAGCGTAGCGGGAACGACCTGGACCAGGCCGCTCGCGCCGCCGGTGCCAGCCGTAAGCGCCGGGCCGGAGACGGTGACATTGAGGTTGCCGGACGATCCGGAGTTGAACACGCCCCCGATCGCCTGGTTGAGGCAGGACATCAGCTGGCTCGGCTCTTGACAGCCGCTCAAGGTATTGAAACGCGGGGCCGCGTAGGCGACTAGGGCAGAGACGGCGATGAGTGCCAGCGCTGCCCAGCAGGCGATAAGCTTGCGCATTAGGTTTCTCCTGTTTCCTTCAGTTATCAACCGAAGGTCGAGTTGAAGGCGGAGGCGCTTTCGATACGCATAAAGAAGTTCTGGTTTTCGATCAGCGTCCCATAGAAAGCTTTCCAGCCGACGACACGCAACTGGTTGAGCGGGTCGGACTTATCTGCCTCTTTCAAGTAGGTAAATTTTACGTCATCGAGCACGACTTGCCCGTAGGCGCCGCGGGCGATGATGAAGGTCGGGTATACGGTGATGCCTGCGCCCGGCGCGGCCGGCGGCTGCTGTGGTAGGCCAAGGGCGGTAATGATTACGGTAGACCCCGGGGCTAGCTGCGTGGCTTGGCCGGCGAGCGGGCCGGAGGTTGGACCAGATGCAGTCACGCCGAGCGATGCGTTCGGCATGGTCGTCCCAGAACTGATCGCGAGATAGACCGAGTAAGTGAAGCCCGCGGTCGTGGGAACAGTGACCGCGATCGAGCCGTTAGGGCCGGTCACGTTCTGCGCGCCGGAGACGGCATAGATTTGCGTCTCGTACTGGTTTTGCGTATCAGAGCCGGTGATCTGGACTTTGTAGTTAGCGTTGGTCGCGAGTGCACCAGAGGTACCGACGGAGTAAGCCGCGCCGGCGGCGTTGTTGGCAAACCCCGTGAACACTGGGACCAGGTTGGTTTCACAGAACCTGATGCCATTGAATTCGCCGGCCTCATAGTTGTAAATCCTATTGATATCACTATAGGACCACGCCTGTTGTACCTGAGAATTCTGCCGCAGGTCGGCCGCCGAAAATGGATGGATCAGCGCGGTGTAGTGCGGCATCGTGCGCGGGTTATTCGAGGCTTTGGAGCCGCCCGCGTCTGCGTCCAGTTTCGTGTCCGTCATTTCGTCGCCCATGAAGCGTGGGGCTCCGAGCGTAAACATCATAGAGTAGGCGCGCTGGATTTCGAACGGGTTGAGGACATCGCCGGCGGCGAGCGAGCCGCGTGCGCCCTTCGAGTTGACGAAATTAATCTGGGTGCCAGCGAGCAACGTGTTGAAGGTATTACGCTCCAACGTCTCCGCCACCTGCAGGCCCATAAGTTCCGTCGCCTTCTGGAACAAGGGGTGGTAGATGGTCATTTCGGCCACGTCGGTGATCGAGACCTTATCGCCCCACTGCTGCGCCGTTGCCGACACCTGCTGGATCGTCATGCTCTCTCCAATGGGAGGAACACCCTCGGAGAGGGGCGCAAATGGTAGTGGAATGCGCAGGTAGCGGGTTGCGGTGTAGGTGGTGCCGCGGCCCTTTGGTAGGGTTAGCGGGTCGCCGAATTGATAGGCGACCAGTTGGCGGCGCGTGAGGGGAAGCGTTTTCTCGGCGATATAAGCAACGATGTCCGCAGAGAATTGAGAAGCAGCGTTGACAGCCATTTGGCCCTCTCCGTCCGGGCCTCAGTTCCAGAGAGGCCCATTAGATGTCTACGTCCCTCAACCTGCCCTCGGCTGTATTTGCCGATCGCGAGCGGGTTGAACTGGCATCCCCTCTTGCACTCGTCGGGCGAGTAGTATTCGCCTCGATCCTCTTGCGTCCTTCGGCCCTTGCCCTGTTGGTCTGCTTGCCACCATTGGTGAGCGCCGTATCTCCGATCAGATACCGAAGGATCATTTCCCTCGGCCACATTTGGCCCTGTTTCTGCCCGTGCGCAAACAGTGCCTCGACCTTTTCCAAGTAGCGCGCGTGCGGACTTGTTGGGTTTGCCGCCGCCTTCGCGTCGTAAGAATTCTTGTCCATTTGGCCTTGGAGCCAAGAGCGGTCCCATTGCCGCTGGGTCTGCAAGTCACGCACGGACGTATTGATATCGTCCCAAGCCGCCTCTTCCGGGGTCATCACCGAGCGGCGCTGTTGGTGTTCCCACTCAGCCTGCTCTTGCCGTTGGCGGTACTGGTATTGAGCGGTTGCGTCGTTGGCGCCTTCCATGCGCGCGATGCGCGCGCGTAGGTCGGCGTTTTCACGCGACAGTCTGGCCTGACGGGATCGTCCCCGGGACTGCTGATCGCCTAGTGGGCTTTCTGCTTGTCCCAGACCTTGTTGCCTGAGGTCTTCTTCGGATGGTGCATCAGCGCGTTCGGGGGATACATCGCCTTGTGCGTCCCCGTCTCCTTGGTCCTGCCCTTCGGTTCCTTCACCTTCGGTGCCAGTCCCCTCGTCGTCGAATGCGTCATCGTCTAGACCTGCGTCCTCAAGATCGTTGTCAGCCATTTCCGCTCCGGTGATAACGTCACCACTCGATCAACCCATTGACGGGGGTCAGGCGCGACCTACTACATGTAGTAGGCATGCAATAATTAGCCCACGATTGCGTGGGGTGTCAACCAACCGGTTGGCTATTGCCCGCTCGAGCGGACGGCGCAAATAACCCAGCCTTGATTGATGCACACGTGCGAGCGATCGTCGGGGCTCTCGCGCGGGTCGCCCTGCGCGTCCTCCCAGACGCGGTCAGGAACCGGGTACCACATAGGTCTTGAGGTCCCCGGGTCCATGACCTGGACCGCCCAATGGGCGAAGTCGGAGCTTGCCTTTCCCGTATTAGCCCGCATGGCGATGACTGGC